ATGGCAACGCGTATTGAATTTCACAAGCATGGTGGTCCGGAAGTGCTTCAGAGCGTGGAGTTTACGCCAACGGAACCGGCGGAACACGAAATCCAGGTTGAGAACAAAGCCATTGGTATCAACTTCATCGACACCTATATCCGTAGCGGACTCTATCCGCCCCCATCGTTGCCTGCGGGCCTGGGAACCGAAGCTGCGGGTGTGGTCAGTAAAGTCGGCAACGGCGTGGAGCACATTCGCGTGGGCGATCGCGTCGTCTACGCGCAGTCAACGCTCGGCGCTTACAGTTCTGTCCATAACGTCCCCGCAGATAAAGCCGCGATTTTACCTGACGCCATTTCCTTCGAACAGGCGGCAGCCTCTTTTCTCAAGGGGTTGACCGTTTTTTACTTGTTGCGCAAAACCTATGAAGTGAAACCCGACGAACCCTTCCTGTTTCATGCCGCTGCGGGCGGCGTCGGTCTGATCGCCTGCCAGTGGGCGAAAGCGCTGGGCGCGAAGCTTATCGGTACCGTCGGTAGCGCGCAAAAAGCGCAGCGGGCGCTGGACGCTGGCGCCTGGCAGGTAATTAATTACCGTGAGGAGAGCATTGTCGAACGGGTAAAAGAGATCACCGGCGGCAAAAAAGTCCGCGTGGTCTATGACTCCGTGGGGAGAGATACCTGGGAAGCCTCACTGGACTGCCTGCAACGTCGGGGACTGATGGTCAGTTTCGGCAATGCGTCCGGCCCCGTCACTGGCGTGAATTTAGGTATTCTCAATCAGAAAGGTTCCCTGTATGCCACGCGACCTTCACTACAGGGGTATATTACGACACGTGAAGAACTGACCGAAGCCAGCAATGAATTGTTCTCATTGATCGCCAGCGGCGTGATTAAAGTTGATGTGGCTGAAAATCAACGCTATGCGTTAAAAGATGCCCGTCGCGCGCATGAGGTGCTGGAAAGCCGGGCCACACAGGGCTCAAGCCTGCTGATTCCGTAATAGCTCTGCAAAGAAATTGGGCTTCCACCCGGGAAGCCCTTTCTTTTTTTGTTCGGCTGTATGTAGGGTACAGCGCGATGAATTCGTTACCTGCGCAATCATGACAGATTTAATAATCGATTCCTATTTGCCTGTGAGGGCAAAGTTCCAGGTTGTGACGAACCGCTCAATACCTTAGTAAAACCGACGGTTATTGCGCTGATACTGTGGGATTTTTGGCGTTTTTACTGCTTTGATCACCCACACCACAGCCACCGCCAGCAGTAGCCACGGTAACAGCTTGATCATCAGGGCGAACATTCCGCCCAGGAACATGACGGCAGTCGCTACAACCAGCGCGGTCAGAATGCCCAGCAAGGAGACGCCCGTCACCATTAACATCAGAAAAAAGCCAAGCACAAAAAGTAGTTCCAGCATAGTCGCTCCCCATAGAGATGGCATTGCCCGGCGGCACGGCGCTTACCGGGTTTGGTCAGGTAAGCTATTACAAAAAACATGCCAATATTTATGTTTTTGATATATAAAGAAAACGCCCTGCAAGACCGCACAGAGCGTAGTGAGATTGACTAATTTTTGGCGAACTTTTAACGCTTGTCTGCTACCAGTTTTAGCGCCTGCTCCAGTACAGCAACATCCGCGCCAGCTTTATGGGCGTTTTCGCTCAGATAGCGACGCCACTGCCGCGCGCCGGGGATGCCCTGGAACAACCCCAGCATATGGCGAGTGATATGCCCCAGATACGCTCCCTGGCTCAATTCACGCTCAATATAGGGATACATCGCGCGAACCACAGCAACCGGGTCGGCATCGGTGGTATCGGCGCCAAAGATCTCCCGATCCACCGCGGCCAGTATACCCGGATTCTGATAAGCTTCACGGCCAACCATGACGCCATCCATATGGCGCAGGTGCTCCTTCGCCTCTTCCAGCGATTTGATGCCGCCGTTAATGGACATGGTCAGGTGCGGAAAATCCCGCTTTAGCTGGTATACGCGCGGGTAATCCAGCGGCGGGATCTCACGATTTTCTTTCGGGCTTAAGCCAGAAAGCCAGGCTTTGCGCGCATGGATAATAAACATCTCGCATTCGCCCTGACCGGAAACCGTATTGATGAAATCACACAGAAACGCATAGCTGTCCTGATCGTCAATACCAATGCGGGTTTTTACCGTCACCGGAATCGAGACGACATCACGCATGGCTTTAACACAATCGGCGACCAGTTGCGCATTGCCCATCAAACAGGCGCCAAACATACCGTTTTGCACGCGATCGGAAGGGCACCCCACGTTGAGGTTAATTTCATCGTAGCCACGCGCTTCCGCCAGCTTTGCACAATGCGCAAGCTGAGCCGGATCGCTTCCACCAAGCTGTAGAGCGACCGGATGCTCTTCTTCGCTATAAGCCAGATAGTCACCCTTACCGTGAATAATCGCGCCCGTGGTCACCATTTCGGTGTAGAGCAGCGTCTGGCAAGACAGCAAACGCAGGAAATAGCGGCAATGTCTGTCCGTCCAGTCGAGCATAGGAGCCACACTAAACCTGCCACTCCAGTGATTGTCAGTATTTTCAGATAGTGCGCTGGTTTGGCTGGTTTTTAGCATTTCAAGATTACCGTGCATTTTTTGAAATTTGAGTATATTTTTATCTCATCGGGTTCCCACTCAGGCCCCCATACAAATGGGAACCTGAAATGACGAGATACTAGCATGGCATACTATAACATAGAGAAAAGACTAAAATCCGATGGTACCCCGCGCTACCGCTGCACAGTACTTATTAAGGAAAAAGGCGTTATCACATTCAGAGAAAGTAAAACTTTTCCAAAACAGGCGCACGCTAAAACATGGGGTACCCAGAGAGTGATGGAGCTTGATCTTCATGGTATCCCTTCCACAAGTGATGCTGATGGGCTTACTGTTCGTGATTTATTACAGAAATATATAAATGACCCCAATGCCGGTGGTAAAGCGGGTCGGACAAAAAGCTACGTCATTAATATGCTTGTAGACTGTGATATCGCGGCAATTCCTCTTACATCACTGAGCACGAATGATGTAATTGAACATTGCAGGCTGAGAAATAATGCTGGCGCTGGCCCTGCAACCGTCAGCCACGACGTAAGCTATCTAGGAAGTGTTCTGGACTCCGCAAAACCCGTTTATGGGATTAACTACACATTAAACCCAGCAAAAGATGCCAGGCCTTATCTTCTTAAACTTGGTCTGATCGGTAAATCAAACCGTCGTAATCGAAGACCAGCGTCTGAAGAACTAGACATGCTGATTGAAGGACTGAGAGAACGTTCAGAGCATAAAGGCTCCAAAATTCCTTTCGTCGACATACTTAAATTTTCCGTGTGGTCATGTATGCGGATCGGTGAGGTATGTCGATTACGCTGGGAAGACATCGATGAGCAACAGAAGTCTGTACTTGTAAGAGACAGGAAAGATCCCCGCAAAAAAGAAGGAAACCATATGAAAGTGGCCCTGCTTGGAGAAGCCTGGGATATTGTCCAAAAACAACCAAAGAAATCAGAATTAATTTTCCCGTATAACAGCACCTCTGTCACAGCAGGTTTTCAACGTGTCAGAAGCAAATTAGGTATCAAGGATCTACGGTACCACGATTTGAGAAGAGAAGGTGCCAGCCGCTTATTTGAAGCTGGATTCAGCATTGAGGAAGTAGCTCAGGTTACTGGGCATCGTTCCTTAAACGTTCTTTGGCAGGTATACACCGAGCTATATCCAAAATCGCTGCATAGCCGATTTGAGGAGCTACAAAGAAGTAGAAATAAGAGTTCTTAACTGTATTAGCTCGCCAACCTGCCGCAGCCTGTTCTGTCAGAAATGTGAAAAATCAGGGTGAAGATTTAATTAAACCTGTCACTTAACCTGAAGCAGGTCTTCATAGCGGGTGGTATACCGAGGCGAAAGCATTTCTCGCTTCATAGCCCACTGCTGCAGTATCCCCTGCCCGGCGATTTTCTGGCTGTATTGTCATATGCGCATATTTAAGCCAGTTTAGAGTCTGGGAATTTTCTGTGCAGCGTCGACCGCTACCTGCTGCCGCTGTACTCCTGCCCTAATCAGGCGCCCGGCCTGCGCCCATTGCTCCTGGGGGAAAAGCCCGGACAATAGCCTTTATTGTGGGTTTAGTCAGGCTGACTGTTCCGGCCAGGTATATCAAATCGGCTTCTTTGGTCCAGCATTTCAAGAATTGCGGGAGTTGTGAAACGGCCCATGGTAATTATTGTTCTACCTGTGCGATAATAAGTTCTTTTTGAGGGTATGTTATGCGCACAAAGTTACACTCTCTGCAAGCACTGCGTGGTATTGCTGCGTTACTGGTTGTGTTGTTCCATTATAGAGGCTTTCTGAATGATGGAGCTAAAGGAAACCCTACAATATGGGATAAAGTATTTAGTCCTGGAATTATCGGTGTTGATATTTTCTTCATTATTAGCGGTTTTATAATGGTTTATACTACCTGGAGTTATACGCGAGGGAAAGCATCTCTGGTTCGGTTCTTGCTTAACAGGGTTATACGTATCATTCCGTTATACTATCTTTGTCTTGTCATAGCTTTTCTTCTTGAAGGCGCTATGAGCACTTTTCATTATCCAGACAAAGTGCAAAACATTTTAAGTGCGTTGACATTCACATTATACAAAACATCTACACCGCCACTCTACATTGACGATGGTGGTACGTATAATATTCGATGGACACTCAACTACGAAATTTATTTCTACCTTGTATTCGCTTTATGTCTGCTGGTTAAACACCGAGTTCTGGCGCTCGTCACTTGGGGCGTTCTGGTAACCAGCATCATACCTGTGATAGCAGGATACCAACCAACAATAAATGTACAAGGTTATCCTTTTTCATCTCCATACCTCGGTTTTCTGACAAACCCTCTTCTACTGGAGTTTATTATTGGAGTTATAGTTGGCTGGCTGTACATCAAAATAAAACAAAAATTCCCTTCAAGAAAAATAGATTTATTATCAGGTATTAGTGCTATCGTACTACTAATATATATTATTTGGGGAATATATACTGGAAACATCCATGCGTTGGACAGGAAAAGTTCCCTTGTTCTGGGGTTGTTTGTTCTCGCCCTCACGCTTGGGGAATCTTTATTGCTGGCATTTATCCCCCGTTTTTTGACTTATGTGGGAAACATCTCATTTTCGTTATATCTGCTCCATAGCGCAGTTGGTCTTGCTGTGGTAAAAAAAGTTGGAGCTGTCGGATATTCGGATTTTAAGATGATCCCATCCGTGTTGCTGGCTATCGGGATATCTATCCTGGCAGCTCACTTTACACATAAATACATAGAGATTAATCTGACTCAGAAGATAAAAAATAAGTTAAAACAGAAAAATCTATTGAAGAATCCTCTTCCATACGGCAGTATGCAATAAAAACAATTTATATACGCTCGGTAGTCCGGGCGTTGCTTTATTTAATTCCCGTTATTATCATTCCAGTATCCTTTTTCATTTGCAGTTGGCACCCATGGATTTTAAATCCCTGAATGACCATTGCCTGCATCATACCTGCCCCGTTATCTGTCTGTTGCCCCAGACGCGCTTCACGCCACATCCGGTACCTCCGGCCAGTCAATATCTGGCGCACCAGTCAGATCCAGACGGCGCAATTTTGTACGCACTTCACGTAAATCGGAAAGTTCGACCAGCTCGGCATCAGTAATATCACTATCATCCTGCGCTTCCATAAGCTGATTGATTTTTGACGTGACCGACGCCATGCGCCGGTCGCGTTCTGCTGTCGCTAAAGCAACATAATCAACCTGAACAGGTGCGATAACGCCGTTGCTATAGGTAAAATTACCAGCCTGGAAACCATCAGGAATATCAGTATCAGCGAGTTCCACAACAGAGCAATTCAGCGGAAATAACTTTGTTGCATCTTTATCCGCAGCAATTATCAGTCCTGTTTTTTCATACTGTATTTTCAGTGTGTCTGGCTGAAATAATTTCTGTAGCACATACCAGTCAACACCTGATTCATCGTGGATAAACTGAACGCTGCAGTTCTCTGATAACTCCTGCTGAACAGGGGTTAATTCCGTTGTTTTAGTGAATTTTTTAAAATGTCTCATTTTTATGTCCCTACCGTATACCACTGACCATTCACTTTAAGCTGTAACAAGCGTCGTTGGATCCGGTCTGGTGTATCGTTCGAGTCTCCATTCTCAACACCTGTAATGACGTAACCTAACTGGTCTGCAAATCCGGGCGAACGATATAAGTTTCCATGCTCAACGGCACCGAATCGAATTGACTGAACATACCCACTCAGCATGTCAGTTGTAGCAAGGAATACACCAGAACCATCATCATGAAGCATAAATGGCTTTGTTTTGTCGTTCTGGTACACACCGACCATGGTGATGTACTGACGCGCTGGCTTAGAAGCCACAAACGCGCTCAGCCAGCCCGGTCCGCTACCACTGCCCCATATATCACCGTATACATCGCCATTTTTGTTGAATATCGCACTTCCAGCCTGCAAGTTTTCAGCAGCTGCGATAACACCGAGTCGGGTGCTGATATATGCCCGGATAGCCAGGTCTTCTGAGTTCTGAAATCCGATACCATTCCATGACTTAATGTTCAGATTGTTACCATTAAAACCTGCACCATCAACGTCACCTTTAGCCATCCCACCAGTGCCATCCCCAACAGTAACCAGGGCATCGCCACGCATATTTGGTGCAGAAATACCCCCCGTAAAGGCGCCCCCCTCCAGCATCGCCACTTGACGCCATGAGGTAATACCCGCTCCTGTTCCGTGACCAAACAATACGTTATTGCCACTGACTGCAAGAACATCCACAACAGTGGTCGGACTTACCACCTCGCTAAGGGTAATAATTTGCCAGAAACTTACCTGGTCTGGCGCGTCGGGGGCCTGATGCGCACGCATAAACTGACAGCCTGTAGCCGCACGCGCGCCGATTGATGTTCGGTCAATTGCGTCACTGACAAACGTTCCCGCGAGGAATCGCCCATCACCTTTAAAAAGAACGTCTACTAAACCAACGTTCTGGAGAAACAGCGGCTTATTCGGAATGTCCGCGCCATTCTGATTTTTTTCAAGACGGGTTTTAACCTGTTCGGCAATCAGCCTGTCAATGGCCGCGTGAAGCTGCGTATGTTCGCCTTTACTGAGTGGTATGCCGGCGGCTTCAATAACAGTGCAGACCTCTTCCTGGACTGCATCCCACATATCACTGTTGAGATCCGTTGCGCGGCGGCCCGTGGCGGGATCACCATTCGTAAATCCGTTTTTCCCCTGACCAAATTTATCTTTTTGCGCGGTGGGCGTATCAATTCTGTGCATTCTCTTTTCCTTCCGGATAAGCAAAAACAACAACCGTATGTGACGGACAAAGCTTATCAATCACACATTCAGCAACAGTATCGCCCCACGTTCTGATCGCAGAATCGCAGGTGCTTGTACAGGTCTGCCAGCTGATGTTCGCATCGGCCGGAATATTCACACGCCAGTAGTAACGCCAGAATTTCCCCCATTCAGGATCGGGTGTGCTGTCGAGATTCTGAAACTGCTCAATGGTGGCAGCGGTATACCCCAACGCATCAAGCTGTTCCCGATAAAACCTCTCGTTTATACCACCGGCAACATTCGCCTTTGCATCCAGACGTTGCTGACGCTGCTGTAATGTCTGCACGCCTTCCGGTGCACAGGAATCAGGCAGGCCATACAGCTGTTCATAACGGTCTATGAGTTCCGTAGTTGTGGCCGGGTCAATTTCAGCCATCAGTTCATCCGCTCTCTGATGTATCCGGTTCAGCGACGGCGCCAGCCCTTCAATCAGTGGATTTTCTCCGTCCCAGGCAGGTCCTTCCGGCAGAAGGTGATAAAGTAACTGCGTATATTCGTCCTGTAATGCCATAGTTATCCGTTCTCCCCGGTATAGGTGGCCCAGGTTATATTCCCCAGGACAGGAAGTTCAGTTTTTTCCAGTACCACATCTGCCGTCGGCACACGCAGCTGATGTGCCACTTCCCCGGTCGCCAGGCTTATCGCCTCGCTGATTCGCGAAACATAAATTTTTCCGGACGGCGCGCCATCACGCAGCATCAGCGCATTTAACTCCGCAATAATGGCAGTACGAATTTCCGGGGTATCTTTGGCCAGTGCGACTGTTACCGGAATGCTTTTTTCAGTGGCAGCGAAAACAAAGAGACCGCCGCCAGCAACAGGTGCCAGAGGCAAAATATGGTCACGTACAGCCTTAACGAGATCGTCGCCAGGAGCCGGATTAACCGGGTTACTGGTAGCCACCATCACACCAACGGTGCCGGTCCCCTTATAATGGCGGAATGTCCACGCACGGGTTATTCCTGCGATTTCCTTTGCCCAGATGACGTAATCAGGATCAGCGCCCCCCTGTGGTATCCAGTAATAGCGCTCCATGACACGCGCGCGCCACGTTTCAAGCTCCTCTGTATCAGCCCCCCCGGTCAGAGTGTCAGCGTAACCTGTAGAAGGAATACCAGTAATCGGCGTGCCAAGGCGTAACGCCGTACCATCGTCAGTATTACCGGCAGTTCCCGCCACATCAGCAATAACCGGCACACGTAACAGGCCGCCGGAAGCTTTCACCGTCTGCAGGGTCGTGAATGTAACCTGATCATCCCGCTGAATCTGTGTCCCCGCGGGGATCTCCGGCGTTCCGGCAATACCATCCCAGCGTGCAAATCCCTTCGCAGATACGGCATTTTTCCTGGGACAACGCTTAATCCTCGCGTGACGGTAAAGCCAGTCCTCATCACACATATCAGGCAGCATATTCCGGGCCAGATAATCGATATAACCATACAGCGTATGTACGGCAGCAGCCTGTACCCGGCTGTAAACCTCGGCATCCATGCGACGTAACACAACATCCTGCTGAAAACGGGTCAGTAAATCGCTGCGAATGGTAGCAATCAATTGAGGAAGTTCAGGACGTGCAAATTGACTGTCAGCCATTAAGTTCGCTCCATATATCATCGAATGTAATATTGTGAATTACCCCGTCCCGCTGATATATCGTCACGCCAGCTGCCAGGGTATCTGTTCCTGTGCGTTCAGATGTCACATCAATACGTGCCGCCACGCCATCGTCTGTCATCCACGCCAGCGCCTGCTGCATGTATTCACGGGCATCCTGCGGCGTTTTATTGGTGAGTTTGCGGCGTTTCAGCAGGTAGAGGCGGGAACCGATGCGGTCATTCTGAACAGCAGGCCAGGTGTCCCCCCACCAGCCGTATGGCTGTGGGGTCCTGTCATCCCGCTCCGCCCGGCGCCAGGTAAAAAGAGAAATCACCACTGCCCGCGTCAGAAGGTCGAGCGAAGCCGTGGCATCCTTACGGATTCCATTAACATAAAGGATCATGGTGTCAGCTCATGGGTTGGCCAGGCTTATCGGTTATACCGCCGCCATCGCCATTTTCTTTATGGGTATGACCGTTATAGGTCGTGCGCATTTCAGCCATCGTTTTTCCACTGCTGTCACAGTTGTCCCTGATATCGCCAGTGGATTCGATCGGCATTTCAAAACGTGCTTTAGTGGCATTCGTGAAAATAACTGGCTTTCCGCCGCCATTTATCACTATTCCGGCGCGGGTTAATGTGACCGACTGCCCCTGATCGTCATATAGCGCGACTTCCCCGCGCGCCAGCCCTTTCAGTCTGAAGCGGCGGTCAGCCACAACCACAGCCACTCCGTGCGAACGGTCACCGCCGGGAAACAATACCACCGCTTCTGCGCCATTCTGTGCTGCAGAGGTGAAACCGTAAGGTTCAAGATGCTCCACATTTTCTTTTTTTTCACCGGCAATAAGTTTCAGTCCGGCAGTCTGGCATTTTCTGACGGTATCAATCGCGGTAATGACTGCGCGCGTTATCATGTTCTGAAGAGGATGGTTAGCCATCAGAAATCCGCCTCCTCACTGACTTTTTTCTTCGCTTTCGGCCTGAATGGTTCAGGAAGATAAGCATCCGCAGGCCCCACCCGGATTTCGGTCAGGGTGCCGTTATTGTCCTGGCTGTACGTCACTTCGGCGATCACCAGCGTTTCATTGTCAAAACCGTTCAGCGGGTCATACACCACCACGGCCTGATTCGGTTTCCACAATTCGCCATTCCCCTGTCTCCATCCCTGTACGGTATAGGTGGTTTCCAGCGTTTTCGCCGCACGCTGACGGGCTTCAAATTCACAGCGTGATTTGCAGCTGTCAGTTGTGGCAGTTCCTGACTGCTGAATGGTGTGGGGACGATACCGCGTGACGCCTGCATCACCAGTACTCTGCCGGATAGCAGCAATGGTTGCCTCGCCGAAATCGTCATCCGTACCAGGACGCTGCCCCGTAACCAGATAACTGGAGAAACGCTCACGAACACTACGCTCGGTATCACAGGAAAGAATATTTTCGCCAAGTACCAGTGCCGTGGCTGCTTTCATACTGCCCGGCCTGCCGAGAACCAGCCGTCCCCGTTCGTCGTCATATGCCAGCGCCTGAGCCTGTCCAAGCAGCCTGTTCAGACAGTCCACAACCGTTTCACCATGTTCCGGCTGAGCCTCAATAACGGCGGCTGCCGGCGCGCCTGCATCAACAACGTCCACACCGAATGGCCGGGCAAGTGCGCTGGCGATCAGGAATAAATTTTTCCCGTTATGCTGTGCAGGCGATGCAGAACAGTCGATAAGATCTGCCGTTTTGCTGCGCCCGACAATGCCCGTCATAATGGCCTGCGCATCATAACGTAGCGGTAACGCCTCAACCCAGCCGGTAATAACTAAATCATCGCCAATGAGTACCTCTACAGCGTCACCATTTTTTACTGGCGGTACGTCTTCTCCACCAGGCCACTGCCGGGTGATCGAGACATTAAAGTCCCGGGCAATACGGTCAATGCCCGCACTTATCCGTACTGACGTCCATCCTCCCCAGTCACGCCCGTTGACGCGTAAAAAAACCGTATTATTCATCGTACCGGAACCCTCAGCGGCTCAACCGGGATAAATCCCGGATGGGGAACGGGATTACGAGTGAGGATGTCAGATTCCCGCCCGGCGTCGTCATACCAGGTCGCAGCCAGTACCAGCGCAGGCAGAACATCATCAGGCGTTCGCAATGCAGTACGTTCAACCTGTGCCAGCCGTGCAGAAATATCGCGATTGAGATCCGTCCGCATAACGGAAATTTGCTGGAAAAGCACATCGTCCCGGATACGCAACTGCTCCTGGTCAATCGCAGCATTGAGCGCGGTCCGGATAGCTTTCAGATCTTCATAATTCGGTGGAGAGCTGCCATTACCGACTGTCTGTACACCATCCAGCGCCGGATGCATGACAGTGATAATGTCTGAGTCACGGCCTGTTCCTGCAGGCTGATTTACGCCCCGGACATCAGGTACATCACGCGGCTGCTTCAGTGTTGTCACGGCGTGGACGGCTGTGCTGATGGCTGTTGTCCTGATGGCGGCTGCGATCATATTGCGTTGCATTTTCTGTTTCGCAGCAGATCCGGAGTCAGTGGGCCAGGTGCCACGGGGGGAAAGACCGGGATCAAGCGTGATACCTGACATCGTTTTTATCATCGTGACCAGATCCGATGTACTGCCTCTGAGCCTGTCACCTGAGCGCCAGGCTTTTTGCAGTGCGTTAACGAAATCACTTGCGGCGCCCGGTGGCATCAGAATGACAGACAAATCCCCCTGTAACAGCCGCATTGCTGCAGACACGCCGGAGTCAACCATCCTGAAAGCATCGGCAACATCGCCCAGCATGGAGGCAGCATCGGCAATGACATCGTTCTGGATAAAATCAGAAATACCTGACAGCGAGAATGTGGAAAACATACTGTCAATCGCATCGTCGAAAAGCCCGCCTGACGTTTCCAGGCGCTTCGCCGTTGCCATTCCTGCCACCGGAAAAGAAAGTTCACCACTTTCCACAAACTGAAAGGAGACACGACACATGCGCCCTTCTGTACTGCTGTGAGTGATCCTGACCTGTCCGTCAATGCTGCCCTGCATTTCGCCATACTGCGGATGGACCAGCGTACCAGGGCCTGCGGTTTCAATGGCACCAATAAGACGATCCCGCCTGTCTGCGTAATCATCGCCGACAAGATAAGCATTTATCGTCAGGCGGCGCGTGGCGCGACCTAAATCCTCCGTCCAGGGCTTATCCCTGTTCGGATATTCATGTACCTGTACGCGGCGTCCAAACGTGCTTTCATCATCTTCAACGGAGAAAGGCACTCCACGAAATGATGCATCACGCAGGCGCCCGCGCCAGCCAGTTGAGGAGAAAAAAGCCATATTTACCCCATAAGAAAACCTGCCGGAGCAGGTTTATCGTGATGTACGAAAGGGTGAGTAACCCACATCATGGCTGATGTTCATCAATGGATTACCGGATTTCGGTATATCAGTCACACGCATACCTTGTGGTGCATTCTCAAATGTCACTTTGAGTTCGCTGCGCTGCGTTGATGGCGGGACAGCTCGCCCGAGTACGCCAGAACGCCGGGTCAGTGGCACATAAGGTTGATAACGCCCCTGCGGAATCGGGGTGTCCATACCAAGAAGCTCTTTGAGTCTGGGAATAAAACCGTTATATCCCCTTTCACGCTCCTTCGTTTGCAGCTTCTGTACAGCAAATGTGCCGGCATCCATACCCGCATCCTTCGCGCCCTGCTCCAGATCCTTAAGCTCTTTAAAGAGTGACACCGCCACGCCAATTGTCAGCGTCATGGCCCCCATCCGGCCAATTTTACCCAGCAGACCGGAAAGCCGTCCGGCCAGCAGGACGGACTGCTGCAGGGCACCAATGGTTCTGACGGTAAAAGAACCAGCCATAACCAGACCAACCCCTTCAATCACCGTCTCCCATCCGCCCATCTCCTGCGCAACGTTATCGACCTCCTGCCATACCGCCTTTATCACTGGAGCAACATCGTCCCAGTTCTCAATGATCAGCATAGCGCCGGCCACCAGCGCCGCAATAGCGACTTTCGCCGGAGAGAGATTAATGACACTGTTCAGGATTTTGACAGCCCGGGACAGGCTGCCAATGGATACGCCAACAGCCAGCAGCGCCGCGCCGAACTTCGCCGCAGACTGAACCAGTTCAGGATTCGCGCGAACGAATGTCCGGAGCTGCTCCAGGTAAGGCATGACCGCTTCTGCGGCTTCGTTAATGGCGGGCAGAAAAGTATCACCCAGCGTCACTGAAATCGCATTGACGCTGTTTTTCAGCAGAACCAGCTGGTTTTCTGTTGTGGCCGCGCGGGATGCGTATTCCTTCTGCATCGAGCCGCCATACTCCTGGGCATCTGTCACACGCTCAAAGTTGGTGCGTAACAGATCCATGTTGGTCAGCAGCGGTGCGATAGCCCCTATCGACTCTTTACCGAAAAGCCTGGTCAGTATTTGTGGCCTGTCAGTCGCTGACAATTTTGAAAGAGAATCTAAAACCTTGAGGATCGCGGTTTTAGAGTCTTTTTGCATTTCAGCAGCTAATTTAGTGGGGCTTATCCGCAGTGCTCTTAAGGCTTCTTTCTGAGACTTAGTTGCGGATTTACCCGCCGTAAGCGACAGCATGAAGTTTTTGATGCCGGTTGAGGCAATTTCTGATTCAACCCCCATCCCGGCAATGGTGGCGCCCATCGCGGCAATTTCGCCGGATGCCACTCCGGCAACACCGCCAAGCGGACCAATCCGCGTCACGATATCAGAAATTTTCTTCGCATTTGCCGGGCCGGTATTCCCCAGATAGTTGATTTTATCGGCCAGGACAACCACGTCTTCCTGCGTCAGTCTGAACGCTGTCCGCCACTGCGCCATCATCTGACCGGACTCTTCGGCAGTGGTATCAAACGCCACACCCATTTTCACTGCGTCGTTCGCAAACTGCATCAAATCGCCGCGGGCAATGCCTGCCTGCCCGCCCGCCGCCACGATCTCTGCAATTCCCTCCGCCGCCATCGGTAACTGTGTGGACAGCGTCAGGATATCGTCACTCATCTGCGTGAATGCTTTTTTATCATCCAGGCCGTCAACCACCTTCCGGATGTCAGCCATTTTTGACTCAAAGCCGATCGCAGCATTAACGGGCAGCGCCAGCGCCCCAAGAACAGCGGTCCCGGCAGCAGCAGAACCGATCGCCAGCCCGGCCATTTCTTTCTGAAATCCCTTCAGTTCCCGCTGCATCCCTTTCAGCGGACCCGATAACTGGTCAACGGCAGTGATAATGGCCTTTAACTGGAAACTGTCAGCCATGCTTCATTTCCTCATTGATACGGACAGCCTCCGACTCCAGCTCCAGAAAATCGGATATCGCCGCCCGCCGGAGCTCCAGGGGGTTTATTCGCCAGAAGTATGCGGTGTTGTAGACCCGCTTTCTGAGTCCTCCTCCGTCTCCGACCGGGTAAAAAAATTGAGGATCAACATACAGGCTTTGAAAATATCCAGTTTTGCCAGTTGCGCTGCCGAGGAGCGTGGAATATCTGCCAGCACAGGGATATATTTCAGAGCAACCGAACTGTCCAGCCGGACGCCGCCATCACCGGAAACGGTGAACGGAAAACCAATGGTTTCGATTTCATCGTAGGACGGTTCGCGCAGCTCCAGCACATGAAGCTTTTCGTTATGCGCCATAATCGGCTTTTTGAGCACAAGTTCTTTTATCACTGGTAAAATCCCTCCTCACCGTGGAACTCAAGATCCACGGTGCCCTCTTCCGGGTTATGGTTGGCTTCGCCGTGCAGCCAGGCGTTTGAGAGAACATACACCTGACCATTTGCCAGCTCTGATGTGATTGTCATGACATCAGAAGACGTAATTTTATCGACCGGGAAGTTTTTCGGCACTTTGGCGGTCACCTTCGTATACGGTGCCCGGCTGGTTTCCTTGTAGTCAACGGAACCATCCAGGCCAATCACGTCGTCACGAACTTTGGTGTTCATGGGGACTTCAATCCCTCCGGTTACCGACAGTTGCTGTCCGTCGATTTTGAAATACGTTGTTCCCGCAATTTTTCCCATTATGCAGCCTCCTCGCTGTACTGCAGACGGAACTGGTTAAGCACTGCAAACACACGTAACTGATTGACATAATCAGGCGGAAACAGCACATCCAGGCGGTTCGAATTGTTCGCGTTACGCTCAACTATCAGATGTTGCTGGAACAGATCGAAGTTTTCCACGATACCTTCCCGCTCCAGCTGGCGATATGTTGATCCCAGCTCACCACGGATAACGGCAGGCGTGACAATGGCCTGACCAGGCCCGAAACGCGTACCATCATTAGCAAGTTTATGGCGCCCGTATTTACTGGTAATAACAGATTTCAGACGGCGCAACACATAAGCACTGGTATGCAGCGTCTCGCTGTCAAGGTAGCTGTTATCCGCCACACCATACGCATTTTTCCTGTACGTCGTGATATCCCGCTGAATACGCAGCACACCGCTTTCCACATACGCCGTTGCCACACCGTGGGAAAGTAACGTCTGCTGTTCAGTCGTCGTGAAGCGTTTGCCTTTCGGTGCCGGCAGCATGTCCACCAGTTCCCCGGTCTGGGTCGGGCGCGCCGGATCGTTACGGATAAAAACCGCAGCACGGGCAGTACGGCTTGCAGCCAGTTCATCAGCAGGCGTCTGGGTGTCTTTCTCATAGCCCGCCAGGGTGATGTGCTGCAGGTTAAACTGGTCACCCGCGGCCACAAGCTCCGACAGCGTCCCTGTCTTCGCCGTATAAACGTGACCATACAACTGCCGGACATAACTCCAGCGACCGCTGGAATCATTCATTTCAGTTGCCATCGTGTTCACCGATGCCGTGTCGTTAAACGGAAGGCCGATATAATCGAACGGCTCATCTCCCATCGCTGCCACCGCGTCGTTAAGAGCTGGCGCACCAGCCCCCTTCACGCCGCTGGCAACCGTAATATTCACACCCGCCGGTAACACCTCCCCACCGCCAAAGCCGTAATAATTGAGAGTGACCGGAATTTCATTTCCATATAACCCCTTGTGGCGCGCAGTCAGTGTCACCACCCCCGCTTCTGATGTTGCCGTAAAGGGAAGATCAGGGTTTGCATTGACCGCATCCTTAATGCTCACAGCCACCGCCGCAGCGTCATCACCGCTGGTCACGGGAGCCTGAACGCGGGTTCGGCCGGTATAGACATTCACCGTTCCGGTTTCCGTCGCTTCGCCAGTTACCGTCAAAGCGACGGTTGCTGCCGCGCCTGTGGATTCAGGTACGGCAATGACATACAGTTCGCCAAATGGATCGGTCTTACGGTACGCCCCGACCATACGGGCCAGCTGGCTTCCGGCACCGCAAATCTGACGGGCATAATCAACCGATGACACCAGAACAAGACTGTTGACGGCAATTGACGCATCATTGCTGGCGTGACCAATCAGCAGTGATGCCCCGCTGTCCCGGGCGGTATTTGCCGCCGAGTTATCCATCTCGGCATAAAACAGCGGAACCCGTGTATCTGACGGGATGGAATTAAAACTAATCGCCATTTGTTTTCACCTTTTTATTCATGCGCCGGACATCACCAGCGGCCTCGCGGCGCAGCCAGTAGTTATTCTCATCAACATTTCGACCTCCTTCAGGTAAAAGGTCGCCACGGGCCGGATCGGGAACCGATCGCCCTTTTGCGGGTTTCACAAACATGGTTTATTCCTGAAATGTAATTTCGGTGTGGTGCTCGATGTCGCCATCTGGCCCGGTACCGGGTTCGATAAAATCAACATCAATACTGAGCGTTTTAAGGTCGGGCAGGCCGTCCAGATCATCCTGCTGGCGGGTGTCTGTTTCGGTAATTTCATACTTCACCGTGAAGTCGAACTGGTAATACAGTTCGTGGCGGTTCAGATCGAGAAGCATCCCACCCGCATACTGAATTTCATGCGCCTGCGGATCCGGCTCCCACCCCAGCAGCGCCTTCCAGATTTCCTGCCTGACGTCGTGAACTGCGTCGTAAGAAGCCCACTGCCCTTTTTCATCCCGTTCGTTGCTGAGTACCACGATGACGGAAAAACCCTCCGTCAAATCCTGCCAGTAGTCGGTCTGCGATTTCTGCTCACCCGTGACGTCTTCGGCTGGCACAACATACGCGGCTGGTAGTCTGAGCTTTCCGGCCTCCGGTATCGCTTTAAACTGCGCTGCGCCACCCACACGGTTTTCAAACCGAGGGCAACGGCTGCGAAGTGCCGCAATAATCGGGGTTAATTTCATTTTTTCTTCCTTCGCTGAGGACGGAGTGATTTTCGCAATTCGCGGGAGAGCACATAACGTGTCCAGCTGCGGCGTTTATCCAGAACCTCAGTCATGTAGTTGTTACGTGGTTCCACACGCCAGCCGCTGCCGCCTGATGCGCCGCGATGATGGCTTTTCTTACGTTTCGCCCCACGGCGAACACCGTAGAACAGAAAGGCGGGGTAAAAGGCACCGTTGATATGCCGGTTGCCCTCGCCGTTTTTCTGGTTAGGCGCGATCTTCACCATGAGCCCCGGACGTTTTTTTGACGCACGGGGTACGTAGTAGCCGATAGAACGCGCCAGCTGGCCGGTGCGGTACGAGGGGTTTTCGCCTGGCTTCGAGCGGCCACGTTTCATGACCAGTCGCCGCGCATCACGCATGTGCACCTGACCAATTTTGACGAACGCCCGCCGCATTCTCGCCCGGTTAAACACCAGTTCTTCCGGCTGTACGAAATCAACGTGTAAATATGCTTTCTGCGGCATAGTCACTCCCGTTATCGGTACCCAGCGCTTCGCACTCGATCAACAGAAAGCGGCGTTTACTGTTCAGATCACGGACCCGTTTAACCCGATAAGAAATATCGTCGTGGAGCACTTCATGATCGGCGGTGATACCGCGGCGAAAACGGATGGTGAAATAGTGCGTCACCCTGTTTTCTATCTGCACAGACCCCTGATAAGCTGCCGCACCGGGTTGCGCTTTTTTGGCCCACGTCCGGATCTGCTCCGGGTACGTCGGCGTTACGCCAAAGTCATCAGCCGGAACATCGACACGCCGCCGGATAACAATGCGCTGGTCAAGTTCGCCTGGGTCGGGCAAAAGGTATGTGGCGCTGGTCTGCGCCTGACGAATTTTCATTGTGGAAAGTACCTGTATGGACCGACAAGCCAGCCAAAGCTCTGTGGCATGTCGAGTTTTTCCACTTCCGTGACGGAAGATCGGTTTTCGTAGAAATGACTGATAAGCATCAACATCCCCAGACGGATATCATCCTGCAGGAGCAGTCCGTCAGGATCGCTGTCCGGAATGGTTTCATCCGGCGCATAGAGCTTCCGGTTCAGATACGTCTCCGTCCGCTTTTGTACCGCTCTGGCCAGCAGTTGCAGGTAGCGCTCATCGGCTTCAAAATCCTCATCCAGCCGGAGTTGAGCTTTAATTTCTTCCACGCTCAGAAGCATACTCAGCCCTCTTGACTGGTCGTGGATTTTTTCTCTTTCACCGCTTTATTGCTTTTTGCACTGGTTTCGCACTCTGCTAACCCGGTCTGAAGCGCAATCTCCTGCACCCGGGCCGGGAGTATCCTGTCGTCGTGTTCACCGGCACGAATGATTTCAACACGCAGACCGTCTGGCGACCATTTGAGATCTTGTTTCAGGATCATGATTCCCTCACCTGTCAGAACAGGGGCGCCGTTCAGCGCCCCACCAGTGATTACGCCGCAGCGACTTTCAGCAGCTTGATAGCCTGTGAATCGACCAGCATACCCCCGGTGCGCTTGGTGGTATAAAAACCGACAAACGGTTTGTTGGTGTACGGGTCGCGCAGGATGCGGGTGCCGATACGGTCAACGATGGTGTAACCCCGTTTGAAGTTACCAAACGCAATGGCTTTCGCATCGGCGGCGATATCCGGCATCTGTTCGTTTTCAGCGATACCGTAACCCGCCAGTGAGGATGGCTGTCCCAGTTCCAGCCCCGGACGCCACAGATAGTTACCCTCGGTATCTTTCAGCAGACGGATGGCAAACAGGCTGTTGTTGTTCATCATGAACTTCGCGCCGGTACGATGCGCCTTACGCAGCGTGTAAATCAGCTTAATGATGGCATCAGCGGTCACCGCGGTCGCTTCACCGGATACGATGTGCTGAAGTTTACCGAACGCACGAGCCTTATCGGACTCTTCGGTGGATTCATAGGCCAGGAACCCTTTCGGCTTCTTGGTGCCGTCACCAGTGGTAAAGGCAATTTCCTCCTGTTCGGCAAATTCGGTCGCCAGTTCACTGTTGATCCAGGCTTCCACGTTGAAGAAGGCATCATCCAGCATTTTCTGGGTGGCCTGCGGGTTGCCGTAGATTTCCCCCATGAAAGGCTCAATCAGTCCCAGCCTGGAAGTAGCGGTCTGGGAACGCGTGTCAGTTTCGCCGACCCATCCGGAAGCCGTACCACCCAGATTCACCAGTTTTTTATAGTCGGAACCGCCCACGGTGATCACCGTGGCCTCCTGGCGCATCACCACCTCATCTTTCAGCAGGCTGAGAATGCTGCGATCCAGCTCTTCCGGCACGGCATAACCACCATCTTCATCAGTGCCCACCTGCAACGCCTTACTCTCCAGATCGCGCAGACCGTCTTCGCGGCCTTTACGCAGAAAGCCGACGAAAGCGTCTTTATGTTCTGCAGCCACCTTGTTTTGCGCTCCACCTGCCGGACGTTTCAGCTCAAGCAGCTCTTTTTCAAGGTCACTTTTGAGATTTTCCAGCTCGCTGAGTTTCCCGTTCAGGGTTTCCACCTGCCCGGCAAGCTTGCCCTTTTCCTGCTCAATCGCCTCAACGCGCTTGTCGTTCTTTGCTTTGAAGTCGTCAAACTTCTGTTGAAGTTCCTGCGCGACCTGTTCCACATCTTTAATATCAACCGCCATCGTATTTCTCCTGATTAGAAGTTCAGATTTTTCAGTACATTCAGTGCAGAGCCCACATCCTCAGCGTCGCGCAGGGACAGTGCGCCATAGCCCCCGGCCATGAATGCTTTGGCCTGGGTACGGGAGAGTCCGACATCACGCAGGACTCTTTCGATTTTTTTCTGTTCGGGGATTTCCCCGCGGGCCAGCGCGTTCTTGACGTCGCTGATCCGTGCCTCATCGTTTGACGGGAACGTCACCAGACTGACTTCCCAGAGGTCGATTTCTTTCAGCAGAAAGGCTTCTTTGCTCCGGTCGTATTCCCAGTCTTTCAGTACGTACCCAATAGAAAGGCCGGTTAACGAACCGGCCTTCATGTGTGCATGTGCGCGTTTTGCCAGGGGATCATCATCAATGAGCAATCGCCCCTTAACGTACAGCCCGACATCGTCTTCCTTCATTTCGGTGTAAACACCGATGGGCTCATCCATGCGGTGCTGCCAGAGCAGCGCAGGTAACGCTTTTCTGTCACTCCACTCCCGCAGGGAAGCAGCAAATGCCCCGGACATCACCACATCATCGTGGCTGTCCTTTACACCAAAGACGGAGCCATACCCTTCAAACTCACCGGAGTCACTGACAGATTTAAGACTCAGCGGTACATCAAGACGTTGTTTCGTCTGCATTGGCGTTATCCTTCTGCTTACCAGCTTTACTGCCATCGGAGGGTTTCGTGGTCATGTTCATCGGTGTGAGATAGACATCACCACCGGGACGCGGATTCATATCTTCTAGGTCGCGGCAGTCATTGGGAGAGTAAATCCCCCAGTTGATCCCGGTGGCATAGGCTTCAAAACGGGACTTCATATCCCCACGCAGTAACGCTCCTGCGTTAAATTTGGCGTAAAAAACGCCCTGCTTACTTTTTCGTACCAGTCCGGTGTTGATCCGCTGTTCGATGCGGGTCAGATACGGCACCAGTGAATAGTTGATAAATCCCAGCCCCAGCTCTTCAATATTGTTGAAGGTGGCGCGATCGGTGTTCTGCACCATGTGCAATGGCACCCGGAACAGACGACAGATTTCTTCAAGCTGAAACTTGCGGGTTTCCAGGAACTGGCTGTCCTCGGCGTTCAGCGCCATCGACTTCCAGTCCAGCCCCATCTCAAGGATCATCGGGCGGTGAGCATTACCAAGCCCGGTGTGACGCTCCTCAAAATCTTTCTTCAGGCGCTCATAAGCCTGATCCGACAGCGTCTGCTCTGTACGCAACACACCCGACGTCACCGCGCCATTGCTGAACAGTCTGGCCCCGTGCTCTTCGGTCGCTGCCGCCAGCGATATTGCCTCGCGGGCATAGGCGATGGGATTCAGCCCCACCAGTCCGTCCAGCGTCAGCGTGCGCACATGCCAGATATCCTCCTGGCTCAGTACATCCGTGGAGCCATCCGGGAATGTGACCTGATAGACCGGCTCCCAGCTACTGTTAAGCTTCGGCACCACACAACCGGGATCGACGGGCAGCAGTTCAGCCACTTCGCCAAATGCTTTCACTTTGTAGGCATAAAAGTTGCCCCGCAGGCACAGACAGGTGACCACCAGCTCCCAGAACTCCTGCGGCGTCATATAGCCATTGGGATGCGTGGAGATCAGCTTATACAGACGTTCGCCAGTGGCTCTCTGTTTCAGGCTGCCGTTCAGGTGATACAGGTTGCAGGGCAACATCCCGACCGACTCTGCCAGCACTCTGACGCAGGAAAAAACCGCCGTCAGTCGCATGGCCCGCTGACTGCTGATCTGCTTTCCGGTATAGGTGTCGTATGACAGCCCGATAGCATCCGCCAGCTCTGCTGGCGTGGTCACCGACGCGTCACTTTTTCGTTGAAATAATCCCGAAAAGAACACTATTTACCTCCGCCGACAGACTGCTGTGTACGGTCGAGATATCGCGCCACCAGCCACGACCAGAACATGCACAGCGCCCCGGCAACAACAAAACCCGCCGGGGGATAAATCAGCCAGGCACCATACGCCAGCAAAAGCGCACCCAGCACGCCCACCAGAGGCGCGAGAATCAGCATGATCATAATTACCTCAGTTAAAGCGAGCGGATCCCGTAGGACTCAATGTGGTCAGACAGCGTGTCTGCTTTCTCGTACAGCATGGCTCTGCCAACCGCCATAATCAGTGCAACTGCACCATCGATTTTATTTTCCGCCTGCTCCTTAATAGGCTTCACCACGTCATCGTTACCCGGAATGGTTTTGCCGACCACGTTGCCGATACACCAGGTCATGATGGGATTGCCGTCATGATGAAAGCGCCCCGATTCAATCGCCGCTTCCAGTTCTTTCATCGGATCGGACATGTTGGTGTAATTCTGGATGATAGTGACGGGATTCAGGTTTTCATCAGCTAGATCATGTGAAAGCCCGGTGGCACCAAATGGATCAATGGGGGATTCGCTGACCGGGTTCAGTTTGTTCGCAGCTTTGGCCTCTTCAAGGATGTAGCGGTAATCCACCTCCGCACCATCAGTTACTGTCAAAAAGCCCATTTCAACCCATTTCTGAAAACGTTCCGCAGTACGGCGATCCTCATTTTTCTCAACACTGTAGACCGTGTCATACGGCACCCAGAAACGTGGCGCCACGCTGTAAAAATGCGTTTTCCCGTCTATTTCACGGGTAAATAACCTCGCCATGCTGTTCATGTCCAGCTTACGAGCCAGATCGAACGCCAGTACGCAGGGTTGACCCTCAAACAGTTCCAGCGTCAGCGTCTTATCCTCACAGTTTTGCCAGGAAACCAGATTAAAGAATGCTGTGCGGGCGGCAACCCATACATTGAGATGCTTCGTTTTGAACACACCCGCATGGCGGGCATTGTTAATAGCACGCTGTTGCTGACTGAGAAGGAAGTCACGGTATACTGACACCCCAATGTTCGGGTTTGCTTTCTCCAGCACTTTTGGATCTGTCCAGTCATCCCCTTCATCAACCGTGTAAATCACGCCAAAAAGTTCGTTGTTCGGCACCGATCCGTTCAGCATCTCAATCACTTCGCGTCGCTTGTCGTAACACGGCCCCTCGATGTTGTAGCCCGCCGTGGTTATTGCCCACATCAGCGGCTGTCGGCGCGCGCCCATACCTGTAAGCATTGTTGTGTAGAGCGCATCCGTAGGGTGTTCGTGGTATTCGTCAACTATTGCGCAGTGCGGTGATGCCCCGTCCCCGGGGTTGCCGATCAACGGCTCGAAGCGGGCACCATCCTCCGGACGGTTCAGGTTTGAGGCATTCACCTCTATACCGAATGCCTCCACCAGTAGTGGTGTGCGCTTACACATCAGACGCGCGGGACGAAATACCTCCCACGCCTGTTTTTCAGTCGTGGCGCCGGAGTATACTTCCGCACCGAATTCGTTATCACAGGTGAAACAGTAGAGAGCTACACCAGCTGAAATAGCCGATTTCCCGTTCTTACGTGGTATCTCTGTGTAGACCTCACGAAAACGACGAAGCTTTGTTCCCTTCTGTACCCAGCCAAAGGCACAGCACACGATGAAAAGTTGCCACGGTTCCAGGGTAATCGGCATACGTTTGAACGCCCATTCACCTTTTGTATGTGGAAGTAACTGAATAAACTTTGCAGCTTTCTCAGCCATGTCTTTATCAAAGCGGTACCGAAACCTTTTACTCTTCTCCGCCGCCATATCATCAATGTGACGCTGGCAGGCCTGAATGACATACTGACATGCCGTGATTTTTCCCCGCACAACGTTGCGGGCATACTGATTAGCGGCGTTAACGTTGGGATATGATTTCCGGCTCATGAGTTGATCATCTTCAGGAATGGGTTAGATGTTTTCTTCTGTCCGGCCAGACCAATAAGGCGCTGTCGACTACTGGGGTCAAGGCCCAGCATAGAACCAGTAGAACTCATCTCCGATTCCTGTTCTTTCTTGGCAGTAAGTTCAGGGTTCTTTATTTTCCCCCCCATAGCGCCAGTTATGGTGTTACCTTCTTTTGCGATATTTTTTACTGCTCTCCGCCAGAACTCGTAGGCGACACACCAGCGCTCCAGTACAGCCAAATCCGTAACACACAGCAGTCCCTGACCACACAATTCTTTGGTGGTCAGTTCCCACATAACTGATGCCAGAGGCATATCTTCTTCGTTAAACCAGTCCGGAGGAGAAACCCCATTTATTGGTGTGAATACTGGTTCTTCTTTATTCAGGGCTCGCTTTCCGGGGTTCCCGGCCAGCTCCTTGCGCGCCGTAGGCTTGGGGCGACGCCCGGAACGCCCCGCCGTTCCAGCCATATGCGGCACTCCTGGTTAAATTTCATTTTTCGCGGGTATAAAAATTCGAGGGGGCGGGCAGTCCGGAAGACGTCAGGCCACAGGGATTTGACCTCCCCTCCCCTCAGGAAGTTGAGAATTATTATCACTTCAACCGTTCACGGGCCGTCTTCGCCTTATGACACGGCCAGCACAGACTCTGCAGATTACAGTCGGCATCAGTGCCGCCATGCGCCTTAGGGATAATGTGGTCAACGGTTTTCGCCTCACGCACCACACCGGCACGCAGACATAACTGACATAAACCTTTGTCACGCTTCAGCACACGCGCGCGGATAACATCCCACTTCGAACCATAACCGCGCTGATGACGGGACTGACCTGGCTTGTATTGCTTCCAGCCTTCGCTTTTGTGACTTTCACAATATCCGGATGGATCTGTTGTTATACTGCGACAGCCGCGCACACGACAGGCTTTAGGTGTTCGTGGTGGCATATAAAATCCAGTAAAAAGCCCCGCGAGTGCGGAGCTATGGGATTGTTGGTTGACTCTCTCACCGAGTTGTAAATGCGCTCACACGTCATTCCTGCGCGGTAGCTTTCGTCAGATCGCTCAGCATAATATTGAGCTTCTTCTGCAAGGCTTCCGAACATGTCGGCGAGCACTGTGGCGTCGGCTCCGGCTGTTTTGCTTCTGACGGCAGCGGCAAGATTTGCGGTGTGCTTTGCGGCGTCCAGGCGGGTGGCAAGTTTTTTTGCTTCGGTACGCAGCTGGCTAACAGTGGCAGACAGGCCAGCAGCAGTGGCAGCAGATTTAGCGGCTTGTGCTTGTGCATCTTTTACAGCCTCATCACGGGCAATAATGCGGCCCTGTTCAATAATACGGGCGGCGGTCTGGGCGTTGACCTCCTGAGAGAATTCATCGCTGTCGCGATCAGCCCATTTTTTTTGCCAGCCCCTGTCACTCCAGACGTTGCCGGCGATAAAAGCGCCTGCCATCAGCAAAATAAACACCAGCTGCAACCAGTATCTTTTCAGAAGAGCAGATAACAGATTCATACCAGCACCGATTTTGCTTTTTCAAAGCGCTCCCGCCTGTCACCGATGCCGTTCTGCCCTCCGTTAATGATCTGCGTAACGCGTACCAGGTCGCCGGAGTATTTCAAGCATCCTTTGGTGGCGAAAAACCACGCTGCGGATCGGGCTGCATATCCTTCCTGCTCCAGTAGTTGTGGCACCAGCAATAAATCAATACCCAGCGCATCGCCGCACTTGTGGTAATTGTCACGACCGGTAATCTGGATAAGCCCACGCCCGCGATACTTCCAGCCATCTCCGGCGTCTTTGTTACCCATGCGGCCACCGTAAACCAGATTGGCTATTTGTGGCTGGTGGGCAACCTGGCGATCATCAATACGCCCCAGCATTTCGCACTGATAAGTCGTCAGGCGTTTACCAAACGTCTTCTTCAGCGCCTCCACTGAATAATTGAAGCTTTCCTTCAGAACAGTAAATCCTGCTGATTCATGTCCCGTTTGTGCAATGAACATGGCCTGATCCAGTGGTGCAGTAATACCGAATTCGCTCATTGCCGCCGTAATATGCGGATACCAGCGCGCAGAAAGCCCGGCGCTAATACCAGCCGCCTGCTGAAATTGTTGTTGATTCATCAGTGCCTCAGTGCATCAACCAGACGCGCCACATTACCGCGAGCCCACAGCACAGCAGCGCAGATAAGGATATTCACCATCACCACCAGCCAGTGGGATGATTCATATAAACCAAAAACAAACCGGAAAGGGACGCTGGCATATACCAGCACCATGACATAGGCCAGTAACGAAATCAGGGGGCGGTG